TCCCATTATGCACGCCCACCAGAATCTACATGACGGGATCATGTCGTTCATGGATCCACTACATCAATTTGAGAACTGCCAACGGCACACAGAAAGAACACATGGAGGTTGCCGAAGCATGTAAGGAGATCTTCATTGAACAGTATCCATCGGTGAGTGAAGCATTGGAATGGCAAGAATCTGTGGAATAAATTTATCACACAATGGATCACTTGCTATCGTAGAAGACGGTGAGGTTCTCTTCTATCTGGAAGAAGAAAGACTGAGTAAGATCAAACGTGATCGATCTGCTATTCAAGTAGCAAAAAAGTATCTGGACTCTAGCATTGACAAGGTTACTATCTGTGACTGCTATACCAGATACTATCCAGAGAAGTTTATCCTACGACTCAAGCAGAAAAATAATCTGACTAGAATTGTAAAGGATCTAGGCATCCCCATCGTAGACTACCGCACTAGGCATCATGAGTGTCATGCTGCCAGTGCTTTTTACAACTCAGGGTTTGATGATGCTGTATGTGTGGTGATGGATGGGAAGGGATCCAATGTAGTCAAAGATGGACTGAACTTCTGTGAGGTTGAGAGTATCTTTGTGCATGACAAGCAAGGATTCATTCCTGTCTTCAAACACTACTCAACTTTCTGGAGTGAAGATGAGTGTGCAAAACTGAAGGAACCCTACTGGGAGGGTAATCATTTCTATAGTGACCGCACCAGTGTGGGTCAAGCGTACCGTAGGGTGTCACGCTTCTGTGGGTTTGATGAACGAGAGGCAGGTAAGACTATGGGTCTGGCACCATACTGTGAGACCAAACAGGAACCTGATCTATTCAACGTCGAGTACAACCATAGTGTATGCAGCAAGGAGTTGTATGCAGAAGCACACAGTACCGCATACACCGGTCCAGAATGTACTAAAATAGAATTGGCACATCGGTTACAGATATCTGCTGAACAACATGCTCTACGCATCATTCAGAAAGCAGTCACTGCAACCGGAAAAACAAACGTCGTAGTTAGTGGAGGATTTTTCCTCAACTGTGTTGCTAACTACAAAATCATGAAAGAACTAGACATAAATCTTTATGTCGATCCTCTTTCTTATGATGGAGGTCTCTCCATTGGTTCAGCGTTACTAGAACATCATGAAGACACTCTATTTGGGACCTGTTTATACTCTGAACCACATCAAGGGTGATGAAGTAAGTCTGCAAGATGTTGTAGACCTGCTGATGAATCAGAACCCTGTTGCAATCTTTCAGGGTAGGTCTGAGGCAGGACCACGTGCACTTGGCAACAGATCATTACTCTATGATCCACGTGACCCTAACGCCAAGGCAAAGATCAATACGATAAAGAAGCGGGAACATTTCAGACCCTTTGCTGCAAGTGTGATGCTTGAGCATGCAAACGATTGGTTTGACATGGCAGGACTGAAGGAGTCTCCGCACATGATGTATGCCATGGACTGTTGGCCTCATCAATGGGATAAGATACCAGGTGTGCTGCACGTAGACAAGACCTGTCGCATCCAGACGGTAACTGGTCGGCAGAATCGTCACTACTACGATCTAATTCAGGCATTCCATAAGAGTACCGGTGTGCCTATGCTATTCAATACTTCATTCAACCTAGCAGGTCAACCTCTAGTCGAGTCACCTGAGGATGCAATGGAAACCTTCCATGGGTCAGAGATACCTTATCTTTATTTCCCTGAGATCGGGCGACTCATTTCAAAATGAACTTTTCATTTCCCGAGAACCGGAAAAAAAACTCCGGCAAAAATTTGGTCATAGGGGTCAACCTATCTAACAATGGATCTATCTGTGCATTGTATGAGGGCAAGCTAATATTTTACCTGGAAGCAGAAAGACTTACGCGAAAGAAATGGGATCATCGGGTCAAGACCCTGATCAAATACTTACCACAGGCAAGTCACATTGCATTAGCAGACTCTCATTGGGTGCGTGGCAATAAGAAGGTGGACAACATCAAAGACCTGATGAAGTTCAAGAAACAATTTCCTGATGCAAAGATCCATGATTATAGAAAGCATCATCACCTGACTCATGCTGCCTGTGCATACTACAACTCAGGGTTTCGTAAGGCATCCTGTATTGTAGTGGACTCCAATGGTTCTAAGACCAGCGAAGGACTTGAGATAGAATCTATATTCTCTGCACCTAATTTTACTACCACTCACAAGAGGATCTTTGGTCCGGATAGTATAGGTTGTGGGCGTCAGTTTGAGGAGACTGCTCTGGTCTATGGGTGGGATCACCGAGATGCTGGTAAAGTTATGGGTATGAGTGCATACAATGATGAACCTGCATTCAGCACACAACTACAGTGGGAGCAACGATACGAAGAACTTTTGGAGATGCGGACATCAGATAATGTAGTAGTTTCTGGTGGGTGTTTTCTAAACTGTGTTGCCAATTACAAAATGAAGAAGAAGTTCCCTCATATAAATCTATATGTGGAACCCATTGCTCATGATGGAGGCACCGCTATTGGAGCAGCGTATCTAGCATACTATGAAACCAAAACTTGACATCTTAGATGTAAGTGCTTCAATAGGATGTAACTTGCAGTGTAAAGGTTGTAATCATTTCAGTAATTATTTTGCTCCTAGCAGTAGAATAGATACGGATCAATTACTCCAAGACATTGCTACAATACTTCCACGGTTAGATGTAAATCGGATCTCTATCATTGGTGGAGAACCGCTATTGAATCCCCGTTGCAAAGAGATCCTCGATGCATGTACAACACACTCTAATTCTCCTGTCTATCTCTACAGCAATGGTCTATTGCTCCTACAGAATGAAGCGTGGATCAAAGAAAGCTTAGAAAACCCACGGGTTTATCTAAGAATCAGTATCCATGTTGATCTAGTTGAAGATGTGATCAAGAAATTCAATCACCCTAAGGTGCTTGTAACTGAACATCACACTGGCAAGGACCGTTGGTTCAACTCAATCAGGAAGAGTGGTGGTAAGGTACATCCTTACAACCATGGCAAACCTGATAAGAGTTTCAAAGCATGTTCCTGTCCTAATACACAACTATACAATGGTAAGTTATGGAAGTGTCCTAACACGGCATTCCTAAAAGAACTATTGTATGTGACTGAACAATCTGATGATAGAGATTGGCAAGAGTATCTCGTCGATGGACTACCAGTTGACTGCACTGACAATGAATTGACAAATTTCTGTAATAATAGTAAAATTCCAGAAAGCGTATGCAATATGTGTACTGCTAGACCACTCAAGTTCAGTGCCGCACTGCAAGAGAAAACCAAACGCAAGGCAATTACAACCTAATGCCCATTTATCCTGTAAAAAATTTAGAAACTGGTGAGACAAAGGAATTGTCCATGACTGTCGCTGAGTATGATCAGTGGAAGAAAGACAATCCTGGTTGGGACAAAGACTGGTCTAAAGGCGTCGCATCAGCCGTTAGTGGGTGTGGCGATGTCTATAGCAGAACAGATGGTGGATGGAACGAAGTTCTGTCTAAAGTCGCACAAGTTCCCGGATCCAAAGTCAAACCCCAGAAAACCACACACGCCTAATGCCTGCACGTCGTAAGAAGATCATGTCATCAGTCGGCGCTGGAATGACAGCGAAACAGATGCGAAGAAAGAAACCCATCAACTCAGAGGCGATGGTCCCTATCGATGCAATCACTGACAATCAGAAGGTTGTCTTTGATGCATACAATGAGGGTAAAAACTTGTTTCTTTACGGTGCTGCTGGCACTGGCAAAACATTCATCACTCTTTATCTTGCTTTGCGTGAGGTATTGGATCCATTCACTCCTTACAATAAGGTGGTGCTGGTTCGCTCACTAGTTTCTACACGCGAGATTGGTTTCCTGCCAGGAGACCATGAAGATAAGTCTGCTCTTTACCAAATTCCTTATAAGAATATGGTAAAGTATATGTTTGAACTCCCTACTGACAATGAGTTTGAAATGCTTTGGGGTAACCTGAAGACACAAGAGTCCGTCACCTTCTGGTCCACTAGTTTTATCCGTGGTACTACACTTGACGACTCCATCATTATTGTGGACGAGTCTCAAAACTTGAACTTCCACGAACTCGATAGTATTATTACTAGGGTTGGTGAGAACTGTAAGATTATGTTCTGTGGTGACGTAGCACAAACTGATTTGGTCAAGACTAACGAGAAGAATGGGATCCTAGATTTCATGAAGATCGTTCAGCGTATGCCTGAGTTCGTACTAACTGAGTTTGGTATCAACGATATCGTTCGCTCTGGTCTGGTCAAGTCTTATCTCACAAGTAAAATTGAACTTGGTATGTAATGTTTCAGCATGTAGAATGTGATCTTCCGGCACTTGCCCGGAAGAATATTGAAGGGATTCGATTTTACACAGTCAATGATAGACCGATGGTGTCCATCACCTCGGTCACTTCCCACTACAACAAAGAAGTCTTTGTCAAGTGGAGGAAGAAAGTCGGTGAAGCGGAGGCAAACCGCATCACTAAACGTGCCACTAGTCGTGGCACAAAAACTCATACCTTGATCGAAACATTTCTCTTGAACAAAGAGGTTGAGTTCAAGGAACCTGGTCCTAAGATGTTGTTTCAGCAGGCAAAAAAGACCCTGCAAAACATAAATAATATATACGCTCTGGAAAAGAGCTTGTATAGTGAAGAACTTGGGGTCGCCGGAACGGTAGACTGTATTGCCGAATACACAGGTGAGAACGGCGAACCTGAGTTAGCAATCATTGATTTCAAGACAGCAGAAAAACCCAAACCACGGGATTGGATTGAAAACTATTTCGTACAAGCATCTGCCTATGCATGTATGTTCTATGAACGTACTGGTATCCCTGTAAAGAAACTTGTCATCATCATGACATGTCAGAACGGGGAGGTGGAAGTGTACGAAGAGTATGATAAAATGAAATACATGAAACTACTTATCCAATACATTCAGAAATTTGTCGAAGAAAAAATCAATGAGTTCCAAAACTGAAATGCGATCTATTTTGAAGCAAAAGTTCCTGTGTCAGGACAAATTCACAAATGACATTGAAAATTTGGTGAAGGACAACGCCGAGATGAACTACATCGAAGCGATCTGCCATTACTGTGAGACCAACAACATTGAGATCGAATCAGTATCAAAACTCATCACCAAACCTTTGAAAGAAAAACTCAAAGGGAATGCAACAAACCTAAATTACTTGAAGAGGACATCTAAAGCAAAGTTTTTTAGTATCTAATGCAACTCAAAGAGTGGACGCTTGCTAAAATGTGTAAACATCTTTCGGAAGAAAGATTGTTGGAGGTTAGTAAAAGCGTTGACTATGTGAGAGAGCAAAGAGGATTCTGGATTTCTAACTTCAAGCAGGTTACTCCTGAAGAGATAGCATCTCTGGAAGCGGAGAGACCTACCACAAGACTGCTGAGTATTCATGTTATCAACGGGTGCAATCTCGCCTGTCGTGCATGTAATCACAACAGCAGTCTTCTTGGTGTAAAGAGTGGTGTTGACATCGATGCGTTGATAGATGACATCAAATCTTTTCTGCCAAAAGTATATGTCTGGAGTCATATTAGTATCATCGGTGGCGAACCTTTACTAGAACCCCGCACGAGAGAGGTCGTAAAGGTCACCAGAGAGGTCGCAGAAGCAACTGGGCAGACCTGTAACATAAAACTGTTTAGCAACGGTTCACGCCTCTTACAGGAGAAGGAGTGGATCGTTGATGAAATGCTGAAGGGTGTGAACTTCCGAGTAACCTTTCACAAACCCTGGTATACCAAGCAGGGATCGGTAAACTGGGAGAACGCAGCAAAATTCATAAGATATTGTAAAGAACGTGGCGCTGACACAGAAAACCTGTTAGAATTTAGTGAGGCATTCCGTCTGCTTGATGGAAAACCTAGACAGTGGTTTGATATTGTCAAGTACGATATCAAAGATGACCAGATCAAATACTATCCCTTTGAGGAGGGAGATCCTGAGGAAAGTTTCACTCATTGTACGTGCCCGAACAGTCAACTGTATAACGGTCACCTTTGGAAGTGTCCCATGATCTCCTACCTGAGAGAGTCCCTTGATGCAACCAATCAGATGGACGATCCAGAATGGCAGAAGTATTTGGCCTACAAACCCACTAGCATACACTCATCCCAAGAAGAGATTCAACAATCCTTTGATGAGGTAACAAAACCACATTGGATCTGTTCCATGTGTCCTCGCAACCCTGTATGGTTCACGGCAACTAAACAGTTGGATGCGAAATTGAAAAAGAACGTCGCTATGCATGATGAAGCAACCTATGACACCGTTTGATACTTACAAGGAGTATCTGGCGTACAAAAATCACTTCTCTAAGGAGAAGTATGATTACTTTAGGTATGCTGGTAAGTCTAGAGCAAGTCTTGACTCTTTCTACAAGAGGAAGGACAGATACTTTTTTGAGAAGACCTCAAGGAAGTATAAAGATGAGGACATCAGGAACTTCTTCCTTGCTAACTTCATCAGCACTGACAACCCATCAGGTATGTGGATTGGTAACATCATCCGTAGTGGTGAAGGTGTCTTCAAAGAATGGCAGCGCCGCCAACAAAGTTTGTTCTACAACTTCAAAGGTACGAACAAAAATATGATGGAGCAGTATGGTCTGCAAGTATTCCTTGAACCAAAGGATGGACACCCACCACTACTCAAAGAATATCTAGCAGGTAATCTTAGTATTGAAGAGGCAGTTATCTATGAACAACTGTTTGGATACTGCAAAGATTATGATAAGAAACTAGATGATCCTGTCTGGCATACTATCGGTATGAAAATTCGCAAGTACCTACCCTTCCTAAATATCGACAAGGAAAAATACAAGCACCAGGTAATCACCGAACTAAATGACCAATTTTTTTGAGAGTGAAAATGTAATGCGTGAGATGACTACCATCTACGAATTACAAAAAGAATTGTACGGTGTTATCCAGAAGTTTCCCTACATGAGTTCCGATGCGAAGTGGGAACACATCGAGACCTTGAAAGAATTGTTAGAAAAACAGCAGATTATGTGGACCAGAATGTCCTTGTCGGATGATCCTGAAGCGATTGAGATGAAAGAAAAACTCATGGAAGCGTCGAAGGATATGGGATTTGGCAACGCAGACATGGGTACCATCTTCCGCAACATGCATAATGTGTTAGTGCAAATGCAAACCCAACTAAGAAAATGATCCACCATGGATCTCCACTCAGAATATAGCGAGGAGTTTGAGAGTGATTGGTACGCCTCATTCGGGTTGTCCATCGAAGAAATTCGATTACTACATGATCACATCTGTTATGCGATAAAAACTTGGCCAGGATCACCTGCTCGTCCACCAGAGGAGCAGGAGTTCTTGCAGTTTCTAAAAATAAAACTGTCTGCTATGTTGATGCAGCATTCTTTCGACATGCTTGACACATAAACCTGGAGAAGTTAGAATGCACTTGTATCATATGTGGTATCTGATGCCTAAAGGTTTCAACAAACTGTCAAATCTCAAACCAACTACTCTGACAAAAGCAGATTGTACACCACCTAAAACTGAAGGAATTTTGAACAACGCACATATCGCTCGCGACTCCAAGGGAAATGTTGTGAACCCACGTGAGCACCGAGCAATCGAAGATCGTAAGCGCATGAATGTGATCGCTTGTACTGGTCTGTTGTTTGTACTCTTCGGTCAGATCTACATGGGATATTCTTTCAACAACATGTCTCGGAGCATTGACCGCATGATCGACTCCTCCTTGACAGGATCTAAATAGGACGCTATACTATGTGTCCGGTGACAATCCAAACAATCCACCGAATCTAACAAATCCTATGTCTTTCGCAGACCTCAAGAAGCAATCCAAACTTGGTAGTTTGACTTCCAAACTGACCAAAGAGATTGAAAAAATGAATACCACCGGTTCCAACAACGCAGATGATCGCTTGTGGAAACTGGAGGTTGACAAAGCAGGCAACGGTTATGCTGTTATCCGTTTCCTTCCTGCTCCCGAAGGGGAAGAACTTCCTTGGGCAAAGGTGTGGTCTCACGCTTTCCAAGGTCCTGGAGGTTGGTACATTGAGAACTCTCTGACCACTCTGGGTAAGAAAGATCCTGTCTCTGAATACAATCGCCTGCTGTGGAACAGTGGCACTGATTCTGACAAGGATCTTGCACGTAAGCAGAAGCGTAAACTCAGTTACACTGCTAACATCTACGTTGTCAAGGACCCTGCTAATCCTCACAACGAAGGCAAAGTCTTCCTGTATAAGTTTGGTAAGAAGATCTTTGACAAACTCTCTGCTGCCATGCAACCTGAGTTTGAAGATGAAGAAGCAATCGATCCCTTTGATTTCTGGGGTGGTGCTCACTTCAAACTGAAAGCAAAGAACGTTGCAGGTTATCGTAACTACGATTCTTCTGA